AAGGGCCAAGAAGACTTGTATATTTTGAAGTCAGAAGTTGTACCACCAGTATGTCCAGCCCCCACTGTTATTAAAGTTTCTGACGATAGTAACTTTGATGTTTCAAAATGTCCCCCTTGTGAACCCTGCGGCAGGTGCCCGGAACCGAGTTTTGATTGCAAAAAGGTGCCAAATTACAATTCATTTAATCCAGATACAATGCCTATACCGGTTTTAAATGATTTCTCTACATTTGGAATGTAAATACAGGGACAAAGCTCCACATTATTTAACAAATTAATAAATATTTAAAATACTTATTAATAATATGGAAGGCAATATAAATACAAAATTGGTAGAAACAAAAATACCAATTGAAGAAATAATAAATCAAACATTAATACAAACACCAAAAACAGAATGTGAATTTAATAATATGTTAGTTTACAATGCTGTAAAAATGGTTTTAGAAGGTTTAGATATAAATAAAAATAATTTATTACTAGGAGAAGGTGGAAAAAGAAAAAGAAGAAAAACAATTAAAAATAATAAAAGAAAATATAAAAACAAACTAACAAAATATAAAAGAAAAATGATACAAAAGGGTGGTACAAATCCACAACTAATTATTCTTTTAATTAGTCTTTTGTTAGTTTTAGTTAAAGGAATAACTAACACAACTGATGTAGAAATAATAAAAAGAATTAAACAATCAGCTGAATCATATGATATATTTACAAATTATTATGGCACTTGCAGCTTAAATGCAATGTTATTTTTAAAGACAATTGATTTACCAACTTTTGAAGAATTATCCGTAAATATAATGACAAATAAAATTAAATTTAGTACCGCAAAAATGTTACCATATTTAAATAAAGAATTGGATGTAAAAGGTGAATGGACGGAAGTAAATTTAGAGGAAAATGAAAATGAACAAAATTATATTAATAGTTTAAAAGATATAATGATATCAATGCGTTTAAAATATGGATATAAACAGAATGCATCGCTAATAACAGCAATGACATATCAAGTTAAAAATAAAGAAACATCGCACGCGGTTATATTATGGTTAACAAGTTCAAATAAATTAGTATTAATAGATCCACAATTATTTAGTAAATATGGTATAATAATATATGGTTCAGAATTAGAATCGGGCAAAAAATATTTAGATAGTGAAAAAAAAATAAAAGTATATTCTTTATCATATTATATAAAAAAAAATATAAATTTTGATAAAAAATCAGATAATTATTTATTTCCAACTCGTGTATTAAGTTCAATACATTTAGAAATTAACGATATATATGGTAAAAATAAATTATCTTTGAATAATAAATTATTAACAGATACTATTACAAGAATAAAAAATTTAGATAAAGAATTAAGAACGGAAAAAAATGAATTTAGAGAACAATTATAAAATTTGTTAGTTTAAAATAATTTAAAAAGATAATAAGAATAATATAAAAATGGAAAAAATAGAAGAATGGAAACAAATATCAGATTTTCCAAAATATGAAGTTAGCAATAAAGGGGGGATAAGAATAAAAGAAAGTGGATATATTATGAAACAATTTAAAAATGCTGCGGGATATTTTAGAATAAGTTTAAAAAATGATGTTATTAAAAGAAAAAAACTATATGTGCATCGTATTGTTGCAAAAGAATTCATATCAAATCCCGAAAATAAACCAACTGTTAATCATATAAATAATATTAGAACAGATAATAGAATAAATAATTTAGAATGGTCGACAATGTCAGAACAAGCATTGCACAAAATTAAAACAAATAACACTTTTGAGAAAAAAATAAATATTAAAAGCATTTGGAGATTGGATATTAATACGCATGCAAAACTGGAAAAATATGAATCTACAACATATGCAGTACGATGGCTTAAAAGTAATAATTTAACAAATGCAAAAAATGAACTTACTTTACGCCAATCATTAATAAATGTATCAAAAGGTAAAAATAATTCCGCATATGGATACAAATGGAAATATGATGATGATACATTAATAAATTATCCTGATGAAATTTGGAAGGAAGTGCCGGTTGAGGTGTTTAAGGTATCGGGTATTTTTGTGTCAAATTATGGGAGAATAAAAAATTCTCACGATGAATTATATAAATATAAAATGAATTGTCATGGATACATGAAAATAACTATAAATAAAATAAATATTGGTGTTCATCGCATAGTTGCATTAACATTTTTAATAAACGATAAAAATAAAGAATTTATAAATCATATTGATGGAAATAAAATAAATAATAAATTAGACAATTTAGAATGGGCAACTTGCTTAGAAAATAATTTACATAAAATTAAATCTGGATTAAGTAATACAACTAAAAAAGTTGCACAATATGATAAAAATATGATAAAAATAAATGAATTTATTTCTATTAAAGAAGCTGCAAATTATTTAAATGTATCCCCTAATACAATTTCACGTAGTTGTAATGGAATTACAAAATGTATGAATAAAGGGTATTATTTTAAATTTATTTAATTATTATTTTCTACATATTATATAATGATAAATAAAACAAAAAAAAATAATAAAAATATAGCTAATAAAACTAAACGTGCGTTTAAAAAAAAAGATTTTTTATCAGGAGACGGTATGGTTACAAAAATTTGGGGCCCGATTTTTTGGACTGCAATTCATACCGTTAGTTTTAATTATCCGGTTAATCCAACAAATAACGATAAAAAAAACTATATGAATTTCATATATAATTTAAGGTATATATTGCCTTGTAAATATTGTAGAATTAATTTAATAAATAATCTTAAAACAAAGCCATTATTAATGTGTCATATGAAAAATAGAGATACATTTTCAAGATATGTGTATGAATTACATGAGCTTGTAAATAAAATGCTTAAAAAAAAATCACATCTTACTTATTGTGACGTAAGGGAACGTTACGAAAATTTTCGTTCAAGATGTACACTGAATGAAACTAAAAATAAAATATTTAACTTTAGAAAAATAAAAAATAAAACAAAAAAAGAAAAAGGCTGCACTGAACCATTATACGGGAAAAAATCAAAATGCATAATAAATATTGTTCCTGAGGAAAATAAAAAAGAATCATTTCAAATAAATAAAGAATGTATTAAGAAAAAAATATAACTAAGCTAATCGCTGTCAGAATTGTATTCGGTAAATTTCTTTTGTTTAGGTTTAGAAGGTAAAATATTTGTGTTAGTTAGTTTAGGAGAAATATGATAGTGTTGAATAATATCATAAATTTTTTGATTATATACTCTTTCATTTTTACAATCTTTACGAAAAATAATTATAATTTTTCCATCGCTATTTCTGATTAACATTTGTTAGTTATCTATGTAAAATAAACTTTATATTCGTTTAAAACATATTCTAAATTATTCTTATTTATTATATATAAATGCAATCATCTCAGCAATTCGTCAATAAATTAAGTCCAACTTCAGCAACTTCATCTATTATGCAACGCATTCGTGGTTTAACATCAAATATGTCTTGGATAACAATTGGTTTATTTGTTGTAGCAATAATATTTTTTATTTGGTTCGGTTATAGTAGTTATAAATCATATACTGAGACATTAACAAGTTATAACGCAAATAGAGAATATGGTAAAAATAATGCGAATTCAAATAAAACAGCAAATATGATGTTATTTTACGTAGATTGGTGTCCTCACTGTAAAACTGCGAAGCCAGAATGGGAGGAATTGAAATCAGAATATGAGGGAAAAAATATAAATGGTTATAATTTAGTATTTACGGAGTATAATTGTACAAATGAGACGGCAGAAATAGATGAATTGATGGATAAGTATAAGATAGAAGGTTATCCAACAATTAAATTAGTAAAGGATAATCAGGTTATAGAATACGACGCAAAACCAACGAAATCAACGATGGAACAATTTTTACATACTGTTTTGTAATTCTAAATAAGTTTTAGCATCTTCAATGCCTTGTGAAAATAATTCCCTTCTAATTTCGGCGCTATTAATAGTTTCTTTAATAGAATCAAGAGATAGCGGGTTTCCTTGAATGTTACTAACTAACACTGTATTTTTAATGGATTGAAGTTTAACGCTATTTCTAATATAGTTCATAGAATTAATAGTTAAGCAAATAGTATATTCAAGTAAAGTAGAATCTTCTTTAACACTTAAATTATCATTATTGTTATTGTTATCAATTTTAATTGCTAATATTTCTTCTTCTAAAATATGGTCTCTTAAACATTCATTAATAGGAAAATTACACATAACGCCGCCATCAATAAGACATTTATCGTCTAAAATAGTTGGCATAAAAATTCCGGGTAAAGAACTAGAAATAGTTAAAGCTTGAACTAACAACATATCGGGATATGAATTATGATTGATTTCAACTGTTTCAAATTTGTTGATATCAAATGCAAAAAAGTGTAAATCTATTTTACAAAAATCGTGAAATTGTTGAAGAGTAATATTAATGGGTAAATCTTTAGCTTTTAATAATGGTTTTAATACAATTTCAGAAATATTTTTGTCGAATAAACCTTTGTTACCATAAGCTTGAAAAATTTGTTTAAAATTAACTTTGAATGCGTCTTTCCACGGTCGTTCAATTATGTATATATTAAGTGTATCCCAATCAAATGCAAGACAAATAAAGACGGCAATAATAGAACCAATAGATGTGGCGTAAATGCTTTCGATATCTTGAAGTTTCCAAATGCCGTTTTGTTCAAGGTGTTCTAAAGCGCCTAAAAATCTTAATCCAAGTGGTCCGCCGCCCGATATAACTAAGTGTTTAATGGTCATTAATATTAATATGTTAAAAAGTCTTTAAATTGTTTTACAATAAGTATTTAATAAAAATAAATAACAAAAATATTTTCTTTTGGAAGAACAAATGACAAATTTATTTACTTTAGATAATTTTTCTGATTTTTCTGAGAAAATAAATATTGATGAATTATACGAAAAAAAGAAACAACACGATTTAGAGAAATTACAACTTTTCAGAAAGATTCTTAATCGAGTTCACGTCCGTATTAAAACAACTGCCAGACAAAAATTAAATGAAAAGTGTTGTTGGTATCTTGTTCCAGAAATTATATTTGGTGTTGGTCAATATGATCAAGCCGGATGTATTGCATTTTTAATTGATACACTGGAAAAAAATGGATTCGCGGTGCGTTATTTTCATCCAAATTTATTATTAATTTCTTGGCATCATTGGGTACCAACTTATGTTCGTGATGAAATTAAAAAGAAAACTGGTATTCAAGTTGATGAATATGGTAGACAAATTATTGAGGAAAATGAAGAAGATGAACAACCGCCTGTAGAACAAATAAGTAATAGTAAAAAATATACACCAATTAATAAATATAAACCATCAGGTAAAATGGTTTACAGCGAAGATTTATTAGATAAAATAGGAAATAGATTAGAGAAATAAAAGAAATAAGAGAAATAAAAAAATCAATTATAAATCAACTGAAGGTTTAACTGCCTTTACAAAGTGTTTACCATTTGGACCACAATGAAAATCGACACTACGCATTATATTTGAATAAACAAGCATCGTTACATCATTATTTTTCATAAATTTAGAGCATTTTGAGAACTTCTCTAATTCTTGTCCTTTATAAAAATAAGGAACATAGAATTTACAATTTTTACATAAATTTTTTACAGGTGTTTTGCTTAACATTATATTACAAAATAATGTAATACAATGTTTAAATTATTTTATTATAATATTTATTGAATCATACGAGATAACTTTGTCAAATTTTGAATATACTTCATCGTCTTTTCTTGATTATCTGGCGTCATTTGCTTAATTGGTCCGCGCAAACGATCAATTGCCTCCATTATTTTTTCCGAATTATCCGATTTTGAAACATCACTTGAATAATCCTTATCAATAAAAAATGAAATATCACCAGCCTCTATTTGTGCTGCATAAGGATTTACAACATATGCTATCCAAATCTTACTTAATAATTTCGGATTTGCCTTACGCATCGTTACCAAAGCATTTTTAGCAGTTAAAATATCTGGGTCCTCAGGAAATACAGCTTGTATATCATTGATAAATTCTTCAAAGTGATTGTTAAAAACGGTTACTAAATTTGATGCCATATTATAGTAATTTAAATTATTTTCTTTAAATTGTTTTTTTTATTAAATATATTAAAAATCCTCATTAAGACTAAATTCTTTTTCCTTAATATTTTGTTGTAAATCTTTATAACCACCAACTAACAAATTATTATAAAATATAATTGGAAATACGTTACATTGGACACCATTAGAAATACATTTTATGTGTTCTAAAAACCCCTGTTTATCTTCTAACAAATATTCATCACAATTAATAACATTAAATGTTAGTTTGTTTTCTTTTAACAGGTCTTTTGCTTTTAAACAATTGGGACAACCACTTTTACTATATATTGTATATTGATTGGCTTTTGGATATTCAAATTCCATAATAATATATTTTTATAAAATATATTATTTTTTATTTTTATCTTCTAAATTGCTGATCAAACTGTTTATTAAATTGTTCATTATTAAATGTTTGTGCCCCAGGTGGTGCTCTATTAAATCCTAAACCAGATAATTCTTGGTCTCTTTGTCTTTGCAATGATTCTATACTCATTTCACCTTCTTTTAATTTAGATGCACCTTTAGATTGAGATGGGTCTTGCTGTTGTAAGTTAAAATTAAAATTCATTGAATCATTTAATGAAACATAATTATGCATTTGTCTTAATCCACCATTTCCTTTTACACTTAATTCTTCATCATTTTGATCTAAAAAACTATAATTATCTGATGCTATTCCATTTCCACCAAAACCACCAAAACTATCAAAACCATCTTGAGCTGCTTGAGGCACCATATTATTTTGTGTAGCTTGCTTAACTTGTATTTGTTGAGTTGGCTTAATATAATTATAAATATCATTTCCATAAATAACTTTATAATTTTGATTTAGAAGCATTAAAGCTGGAACTCCAGTAATATGTTCTGGCATTATGATTTTTTGTCCATTTTGAAGTTGAATATAAATTTTACCTGATGAATCTTTGACACGATTATCGATGCATATAAAATGCATATCATTTATTTGCATTTTACCTATAGCTTGTAATAATTTTTTAGATGGCTCACAAAAATTGCTATAATATAAGACACTACTCATTTAATTATATTTAGTTTTTACAAAATATTTTGATTTTTAAACTTATTTTGCTAAATTATAAAAAAATTGATTTAATTATATTTAATATTAAATATAATTATATATTATTACATAACTATGTCTAAAATCAGTGAATTAAAAGAAGAAGATGGTATTATGACATTTACCTTATCTGGATTAAATGTCGCTTATGCTAATGCTATTAGAAGAACTATATTATCTGATATTCCTGTTATTGTATTTAAAACCACTCCATATGAACAAAATAAATGTAATATACAAGTTAATACAACTCGTCTTAATAATGAAATTATTAAGCAACGTTTAAGCTGTATTCCTATTTGTATTTCGGATATTGATTTTCCCGTTAAAAATTATTTACTTGAATTAGATGTTGAAAATAAGACGGATACAGTAATGTATGTTACTACTAAAGATTTTAAAATAAAAAATTTAACAAATGACACTTATTTAGATGATCATGATGTCAAAAAAATATTTCCACCATTTATTCCACCAAATGGTATGAGTGAATATTATATTGATTTTGTTAGATTGAGACCTAAATTATCAGAAGAATTACCTGGTGAAAGAATTAAATTAAATTGTGAATTTAGTGTATCAACTGCAAGAGATGATAGTATGTTTAATGTAACTGGAACTTGTTCTTATGGTGCAACTGTTGATCAAGAAAAGATGTTGGAACAGTTAGAAATAAGAAAACAGAAATGGAAGGATGAAAGTAAAACGGATAAAGAAATTGCATTTGAGGCGGCAAATTGGAAATTATTAGAAGGATTAAGATATGTGAAAAGTAATTCATTTGATTTTGTGTTACAATCGGTTGGCATATATGAAAACGATGAAATATTGGCAAAAGCGGCAAGTGTATTAATCGAAAAATTTCAAATATTAAGAACCTCTATAGAAAATGACGAAATAATAATTAAACCCGCAGAAACAACATTACCAAATTGTTATGATATAACATTAGAAAATGAAGATTATACTATAGGAAATATACTAAATAATGACATATATGATTTGGCATATACTACCGCAAAAGTGTTGGACTATGTTGGATTTAAAAAAATGCATCCACACGATAGTGATAGTATATTACGTTTATCATTTGTAGATGCAAACAAAGGCGTCTCAGATATAAAAATGATGTTAAAAGCAATAACAGGTGCAGCAGTTGGAAAGTTGCAAGTATTTAAAGGACATTTTAAGAAGTAGAATAATAAGTTTTATAAAAAAAATTGAGTTTTTTTAATGTAATTAATAAAATAATATATATATAATATGATGTATTTATTATTAATAATCCAATTAATATTATTAATTAATAATAATGTTTACTCATTATCGACAAATTTTATGTCGTATAGTAATAAACATACAAGTATAAATAAACAATATTTACAAAGTAATTATGATAAAAGTTATAGTGTAAATATGAACAGTATAAGTCAAAGACAAAATAGTGTTAGTTATAGTTACAAAAGTTATAGTGTAAATATGAACAGTATAAGTCAAAGACAAAATAGTGTTAGTTATAGTTACAAAAGTTATAGTGTAAATATGAACAGTATAAGTCAAAGGCAAAATAGTGTTAGTTATAGTTACAAAAGTTATAGTGTAAATATGAACAGTATAAGTCAAAGACAAAATAGTATTAGTTATAAAAGTCCAACTTTAAAACCAATAACAAGACAACCAACTGTAGAAATTCCTAGATTAAATTTTGAGACGGATTTAAGAATGGATGGTGTAAACACCGATAATTTTAATGAATTAGAAAAAAATGCAATTATAAAAACAACGGCACATACATTGAATGTAAGTGAGGAAAATTTGTATTGGAAAAATGCGTATTTTGAGAAATCTGAAGTGCAAACAAATTTACGATTACAAAGTAATGTAAAATTACGAATAGTAATTCAAGTAAATATAACTTTAACAGGTGTATATAGTTCTTATATAAAGAATCCGACAATGTTATTTACTTTATTATCAACTAATTTAGATTTAGGTGTAACTAGTAATACATTTAACACATATTTACAGACTATAACTATGATATTAAATTTGTTAAAATTTGCGAATGCTAATTTAATAACAGCAGCAAATAATAATATGCAAATTTTAGGAGTTGATTTGACATTTAATATGACAACATTTATGCCATCTTTACCGTCTCAAAATTATACATCAATTAACGCAACGTTGAATCCAAGTATGCAGCCAAATTTGTTAACATTTATGCCGACATTATCGTCTCAAATTCCATCATTGTCGTCAACAAATTTGAGACCAACTATGCAGCCAAATTTGACTACACTTTTACCGATATTTGTGACGACACACGGACCGACATATATGACGTCAATGATTCCGACAAATTATCCCACAAATTTAAGTAATTGTCCCAGCTCTATTACAAGTAATATACCTTCTTCTATTATAGAAGTTTTAGATAATAATGATGATGAATCTAAACTAGGTAAAATACTTATTTACGCCGTTTATATGCCTATTGGTATATCTGTTACTATTTTTATTATTTGTATTTTATGTAAAAAAGCAAAAAACAAATTTAATAAACTTCATTTAGAACCAATCATTCCTAATCAAGAAGAAAAACATAATTATAACCTTAACAAAAATAATAAGGTAGCAGATGATACAAATGTATAATTAATTGAAAAATGTATAAGTTGTATCTTGTTCATGTATCTTAAGTGTATCTATCGCTTTTTTTCTCATATTATAATTCAAACAATACATCAATAAAGACGGATGCAAATTATTAACATACTTTTGCGCTACAGTATTCGTTACAAATAATTGACCCGGTTTTAATTCATTTAAATACATTTCGTGTAACTTGTACATATGTGTTCTATACTGATTTGGATACTGGTTCAATGGCTTCTCCTTTTTTACGTAACAAGAAATATAATTTTGATGTAATGTATTTGTAAACATATGAACTTCATCTCTAAATTTTGATAATTCCGGCTTTAATTCCGGATAATACTTTATAAATTCCGGCAATTTACCCTCTTTTCTTAAATGTAAATATTGATACTGTAACTTGGGCTGATTACCTCTTAAATATTTTACTTCTTCATATATAGGATTTCTAAATTTTGTTCTTTCCCCTGTTTCACCATTTTTTACAATTATTCCAACAATATTATATGACGTATTTGCTGATGCATATTCTTTAATTAATTCGGAGTAACTTGTAAACGGATAACTAGCAGGAAATTTAATACTTGTTTTATTCCACATACCATTTATTATTACTTTTTGTAATGGTTGTTGTATCATTTTTATTTCATTATCAACTTCATTATTTTCTATCTTATACACCGAAACTAAATATAATTGTGGAGTTTTAATTGGAACTACAATACGATTATTAGGATGTTGTAATACAAAACTATAACAATATTCAGGATTTAATGTATTTATATTAAAATTACAAGCAGCACAAGCCTCCATAAACATTTTATTAAATGTATATTTTGAATCCCAGTTAAAATATGATACTTCCGCTCCAACAGTATTTCTTGTTGCAATTTGCCAACAACCAGAAACTCCACATTCACTATTAAAAAATGCATTTATCATTGTTCCTTCAATAAATTCTTCTGCATACAATGGAGCTTTTAATAACGAATTGTAATTATTTACAAAATATTCCGGATTTTGTGATTTCTGTGGACTAAATGACAATACTTTACCAGTTGAAGATAATATAACTGAACGTAATAAACCATATTTATTAATTATATCTGAATTCATAAATTCTTTACAATATTTTAAAATATAATATTTCTCATTTGATTTAGTAAAATATTCATTTATAGTGTAATATTTTTCATAAGCTTCTAAAACCTTTTTATCTTTTATACATTCATTAAACCCTGGTATAGCTGATAAATTATATACTATTTCTTGTTCCATTTATATACCATAGTTTATTAATTTATCTTTAAATCAATTCATTTATTATTTTATTTTACAAATATTTTATCTTATATTATATTATATAAGATGGCTTATCAATGGTATTCTTTTACAATATCACAAACATTATCTGGCAATACTACTCAATTATTTAATGGTTATTTTAGCGTTGATCCTTCATCAAATTTAATTCAAAAGTTTTATTCTTCATCTGATTTTGGAAATAATTTATTGCTGTCTATAGATAACAATATACAAAATGATAATATTTTTGATCCCCAAGGTTTTATTACTTCTAATGGAACTCTTATTTCTAGTATATCACAATCTTTTGACGCATCAAATTCTGCTACTAAATGGTTATTAAAGGATGGTGGGTTTGGCTATCCCTATATAGTTCCTATATTAAGTAACGGGACCACAGGCACTGAGGTTTGGTATGGAATTAGTTTTACTTATTCTCAGACCTCAAACCCGGTTCCTGCTTTACAATGGTATTCTATTTTAATAGATTTCCCGAATACAACCACAGATTTTAATGGTTATTTTAGTATTGATACTGCAACAAATATAATTCAGAACTTTTATGCTTCATCTGATTTAACAAATAATTTATTAATATCTTCATCTGATAATGGGCATAATATTTTTCAAAATGGACATTTTTCTTACCCAGGAGCACAAGTTTCTTCTTTAACAACACAAATTGATAGTTCATATAATAATCCTACTAGATGGCAAATTGGTGAAACAGGACCAATTAATGCATTACAACTTACTACTAGTAGTTTTCCGTTTATTAATACTTTTATATCTGGTGTAAGTTATACAGTTGCTCCGGTATCTGATCCAATTTCAAACATATGTTTTTTAGCGGGAACCCCTATTTTAACGGATCAAGGTTTAATACCTATTGAACAAATTAACACACATATACATACTATTAAGAATAAACATATTGATGCAATAACTAAAACAATTAGTATAGATGATTATTTAGTTTGTTTTGAAAAAGATTCATTAAGCAAAAATGTTCCTTCTCAAAAAACAATTATGACAAAAAATCACAAAGTATTATATGAAGGAAATCTTGTTCCAGCGTACACATTATTAGATGTTAGTTCTAATATTAAAAAAATTAAATATAACGGAGAAAAAGTTTATAATGTATTATTAAAAGAACATACTATAATGAATGTTAATAATTTAATGTGTGAAACATTACATCCAAAACATGGTATTGCAGTATTACATAATATATTAAATAAATTAGATGACGAATATAAAACAAAGTTAATTAATAAATACAATACTTATGTAATTCAAAATAAAATATATAGGCAAACTAAATAAAAATAAAATAGTATATTAATTATATTTATTAAGATGATTAATATATAAAAATTTCTACATACAATATAAGATGTCAGAGACAAAGTTAACAGAAAATAATTCAAAATCACAAGATAATATTGATATCGATACTAATAATGTTGTTAAAACACCAGACATCCAAAATCCTTTATCTAATCCAGATTCTAATCCAGATTCTAATCCAAATTCTAATCCAGATTCTAATCCAAATTCTAATACCAATAATACCAACAATAATTTAGAAGAAGGTTCGGAGAAAGTTCTTCCTCCTATTGTAAATTTAGATGAAATTAAAGAACAAAAAGAAGATGAAGAAGAAGATTTAAATAAACCTATAACAAACGCACCATTAACCATTAAAGATGGTAATTCTGTTATGCTTAAATTGGGAGATATTATTTTAATTACTTCCGATAATAATGAAATCCTAAATAATAATGTATTTTTAATTGAATACATTGACCCATCTAAAGTAAAACTAATCAATGCAGAAACTTTTGAAAAAACTGTCTTACCCATTTCTCAAGATGGAATTATTGGTGATGGTTCTATTGATTCTATTAAAGTTATTAGTAGTAACCCTGAAGAAGGATTTGCCAGACAAAACGAATTGTTACCTGGTAAGTGGGTTAATATTTATTTCGGAGGAGATATTCCCGTTATTATTACAGGTAAAATCGTTAATTTAGAAGAAGATATGATTGAAATTAAAACAACAGATGATGATACATTATTTATTAATTTTAATTATCAAGGTATTCCTGAAGACTTACCAATTGAAACATTTGAAATTAGACCACCTATTGAAACCAAACCAGAAGTCGTTACTCAAGAAGAGGCATTAGAAGATTTAAATGAAGTTGAAGAAACAGAACTTAAACCACAGGTACAAGTACCAACCAAAGTATTAAAAGAACGAGTCCAAAAATTATTATTTGAAGCAGATGATTTACAGTTTGGTGAAACAATTAATATTGAAGAATATGTAAATATTGATAAAGAAAAATACAGATATAATATTGAAGCACAAACAAATGACTTATTAGAAGAAATGCTTTCAGGTATTCCAAGTATTAAACGAACTAACAAAGTATTAAATAATATTCATACTCTTATTACACGTTTCTTACAATTAAGAAAAATGGCATCAACGTTTGATGAAAATGAAAATGTAAATGGTGTAATTAAAATAACTGCGGAAGATAGACCACTTGCCGAATATTTATCCGGATTTAAAAATAATTTATACTGGATAATGATGGTTGCAACTAATATGAAAAAAGTTTATTTATCAAACAAATCTATTAGTAGCACATTTTCTGATTTCGATAACATAGACCAAACAACTGATTTGTTACAAATGGAAAAATTATTCAAAAATTTTAAAGAAAGCAAAAATGTTGAAGGGCAAAATAAATACAATAATTTATACTATTCTTTGGATTCCTATATGACTCCATTTTTTCCTATACCAACAGAAAATAATACAGTATTTAATTCTCAAAATGGAGTAATAGTTGAATCAGATGTACAAACTAACATAAACGCAATTGTTGATAATTTATCTGATTTATATTCAACTGTTGTATCAAATAATGAAATTAAATCTAGAAAATTTGTCATACAAAAATACAATTTGGGATTAGAACATTTACACGCCGAAAATTTAAAAGGACAAAGTCTAATAGCTCATAGAGTTAAACTAACAAATAATGATTCAATGGCAATTAATTCAATGGTTACATTACCAGAACCAACTGTAAGATTTTCTCAAATTAATTTACCGGGCACTGATTTGTTAGTTAAAGCAAATTTACATATTCATTTTTTAAATTATTGGCAATTACTTAAACAAAAAACGGAAGTAACACAAGTAGTTATTGATGGATTAGATAATGAATTAGAGTATGATGACAGTAATTTTGTAGATAATATAAAACAATATTTATTAGATTTATCTCAATATGAGAAACCGGAATCATTAACTAACATTGATATTTATAGAAACTTTTTAAAAATAATTATTCCTAAAATAAGAGTATTATTTAATTTGGTAAAAAAATATATTAAAGGACGTTTATCTTTAGTTGATATTGTTAATTATTTGGAACCATTTTTAATTTATCCCTTTGATTTAACATATTTTCAATACAAAGAAATTAATAAATTTATATATGAAAAAATAAACGAGTATAATAGATTATATAAAGAATACAGTGTTGCTTTTTCTTCTATTAAGTATTCTAAATCTCAACAACCAGAAAACAAAAGTGGGCGTTATAATTTCTCAAAAAATCCATTATTTACTATAATCAATAATACAAAATATACTCAATATCAACAAGTTCGAGATGAAATATTTAATGTTTATGGTATTAATCCTAATGAACCTATTAACATAAGTGGTTCCGAATTCTTAAAAAATATAATTATTGATGATTTTGGTAATTTCTATAATACAACAGTTGCATTAGGTAATATTGATTTAATGTATCCAAATGAATTAAAATCAGTTTTTGAAAATGATAAAGATAAAATGAAGGCTATTATGGAAAAAAATAAAAATTCGGACAAATGTACCACATATGTAATTGCTAAAAAATATTATAGTGAAAAAGAACTTCAAGAAGATAATGATAAAACAATATATTATGATAAGGATTTTGATACAACTAATTATGATATTATTAATGAAAATCCAGCATATAGTCGAGCTAAAAATACATTAGATTCTGAAGAATTTAAATTATTTTTAGCAAATGATTTACACGAAAAAAAGAAAATGCCGGAATTAGAAGCCGAATATATGGCGGAAACACTAGTAAATCAAGCAAAAAAAGTTAGAGAAGGTGATTACGCTATTTGTACTATAACATATCGTAATGAACCAACCAATCCGCGAGAAATGAAATATTATGTTAGACAAAATGACGAATGGATTGAAGATTCAGATGTTGACCCCGCATTATTTATAACCGATACGGATGTATTATGTAATATGGAATATAGTTGTATTTATAATTCAACTAACAAACCAGACGATAAATGTGAATCAACTGAAGTTGCCAAAAATAATATTGTAAATAACGCATTAAAAGAAATAATAGATCAATTTGATAAGAATTATAATATATCTAAAGATGAGTTGAATAACCGAATTACAAAACATAATGAATATTATAAAAATATATTTGACAGATTACAAGACTTAAAACGAAAGAAATATTTAAAGGCAAATAATTTTCAATATAATTTAGGTTTAACAATGAAAGAAGAATTAAAAGAAAAGATTGTATCTCCTTATACTAGATTACGTGATTTAATTAATGGTCAAAATGATATTGTTAAGAAATATGGTGATTTAATTATGTTTATGAATAACTATTGCTATAAGGGCGATGAATCTGTTCCAAATGTTGTCGATGGTACAATGGAAGACCCAAATTGGTACTATTGTAAAAAAACAAATGTAAAACTTGTTCCTGAATTTAAATTTGCAATGGCTTCATCATTTTTTAAAGGACCAGAAGAATACCAAAGATGCATTGATTTTTATGTGCAAAAATACGGTAAATTAAGTGATAATGGTGATGCTTGGGTTGACGTAAACAGTGGTGAAGTAATTACTGTAATTGATGCTGATGTAAGTGAAGGTTTTAAAGACGGTTTTAAAGAAAAAACGCGGGATATTTTGGAAAAAGATGCTGCCGAAGTAATGCTTGAACAACAAAAGGCGAAAAAGGATAAGCGTTTAGACCCAGAAGGTGAAATTGTTAATAATATTATTACAACTTTAACAAGTAATATGGGAATTGATATTGAAAATCAACGTCCATTTATTATTGGAACAGTTGTAGAATTGATGAATGATACTTCAGTTATTGAAAAGGAACCAGCTTATAAAAAGAGGGAGCAAGAAGCCGCCAAAAAAGGTAAAAAAATACCGTCATATGTTTCCATATATAGTCAAACATTAATGTATTTAACATTGGGTTCAATATTAATTGGAATTCAAACTTGTATCCCATCGGTTAAAACAAAAAAGACATTTCCAGGTTGTGTGCGTTCATTTAGTGGATTTCCCCTTGAAGGAGAAGGAGATGATAGTGGATTAAATTATTTATCATGTGTTGCATTAAAAAATAGAGATCCCGGAACAATACCTTGGAATGCATTACCAAAAAATGAAGAAAAAATATCATCATTAACGAAAGCATTTATTGTAAAGTATTTGTTACCAGTTAGTGCAGTAGATAGAAAAATGAAAGATAAGACTGAATATATATTATTAAATCCGGAAGAAATAATACCGGAGGAATATAGTCTTTTAAAATGGACGAATTTTTTGCCGCCATTAAGAAAATTTCATATTGGACACTTAGAAAATATAAGTGAAGGTTTTACTGATATGTTACAACAAGAAATCAATTCAGGTAGCCCAAAACAATTGGAAAAGTTGTTAGTTATAGAATCAAAAATAATCCAATATTCTTTAGCGATTCAAGAAGAAATTCAAAAAATAGTAGAAAAGAAGGATGTTTTATTAAAAGCTGCTGGACAACCATTTGTTGATAATGCTTGTTGTAATGAAAGGTCCGATGTAGGAACCGTGTTACAATATTTCAACAATGAATCACCAAATATATTACAATATAATCAAATAGTACACGCTTTAGGTACATTTATAAGGGATGTTAGAACATTGACAAAATCGGCCATATATTTATCAGAAGTCGATACAAAAAGAATATTCCCGGAAGTTTCTTCAGAATTTGACGAAGAAACAATCTATCGCGCATTTATTACCTTTTGTAATTTTCAATCTACTTTACCATTAACACCTGATTTAGCGACAATTTGTGTTGATAAACCTAATTACTTGTTAAAGTCGGAAACAATTGGTGAAAAAATATCTAAATTGAAGCGCGACGGAAGAAATTATACAAAAGAACAATTTTTGCGTTTGTTTCAAATCGTATGTAGAAATAATATTATAAGAATGTCTTTATCATTTAATAAACCATCGTGTGTCGAAAATTTAAAACGCACGTTAACATATATAGACGAAACAAATGATGATGGAATTGCTTCATCTCTTGTAAGAAAAATAGAAACATTAGTTGAAAGTTATGACATAACGGTACAAGAAGATACAAAAGAAATGCGTGCTTTAAAGGATTATTTACAAGATGCAAATGACTCGATGCGTACAGAAATTATTGATTTTATTAAAGATAAATCTAAAGCAACTGGAATATTATTAAAGAAACTAACAAAATTTTTAAAAGAATTAACAGAATGGAAATATAACACAGAAAGAAATGCATCACAAAAAATATCCAACGATGCAATGTATAACATTATTTTCTTTTTTAGAAATTTTGTTAGTTTATTTGCTTCTGTATTTCCAACAATGATTAAAAATCAAAATATGCAAAACATTGATCCGCCTGCTTATTGGGGATTAGCTAAATCACATAAAGAAAATGTTAAAGAAATGGTAAGAAGTTTTTATGATCCATTAAATAAATTTTATGGTAATAGTGTAATAAATAATATTCTTATAGAAATACAATCCAAATGTAAAGGTTTAGAATTATTGGCAAAAACTACACCAGCTTTAAGTAATATTAAAATTGGTGATAAAGAAGTATATTCTGTATTTGAAAATCGTACCGTAATATTATTATATGAACATTATTTACTTAATGTATTAATTAATTATGTTAGTTTAACAAAGGATGTATCAATGGTAACTAAAGTTTTAGCAAATGCTGAAGACCAATCAGAGTCATTAATATTTAAAACAGATTTCTTAGTAGAGCAACAAATGCGTTTTACCGAAGGCGAACAAGAATATATTGAAGGAGATGTTAGTAAATTAAAGATTGAAACTGCTAAATTGTTAGTTGCATATTTAACAATAATGATGAAAAGTAAAGATACTATTAATGTTTCTTACAACGATATAGAAGACCGAGTATTCAAATTAAAAGAAGCGGAAAAATATGACTTTACTGATCGTCTTAAGGGATTAACAGAAGAAAAACGTGAAGTAGATAATATTTTAAAACATCATAAATTGGGTGCGTTATATAGTATTGGTTTATCAAAGGGAATTAAAAATTATGACCAAGATAATTTTGAACACGATAAACAAGTTGCTGAAAAGGTTGCTGAAATACAAAATAGATTAAAAAGAAAGGGACAGGTAACTAGAGATGGTGATTTTGATATGGATGAAGTATTAAATGAAGAAGCTTTAGAAAGAGATATAGCAAATGATTTGGCGGCAGATTTTAATCAAACGGATGATTATGATGATGGGGATCCTTGGGGTGATGAACGTGATGTTGATAACCAGGATTACTATTAAAATTAAAGATTTAAGTTTTTAATAAATGTCTTTTTTTAACATTATAATATAAGTATAATGTTAAGAAATTTTGCAAGAAATAATACAACATTTGCCGCAATAATTGTATTTATATTTGTATTTGGATTTATTCACATGATTCGTCCAGCATTTTTATATAATAATGACGGTTCTATAAGACAATTTGGCGTCGGATATAAAAATAAAACAATTTTACCCATTTGGCTTTTATCCATACTTTTAGGAATATTATCTTATTTATTTGTTTTATATTATTTAGTTTATCCCCGACTTAATTAAAACCATCCATCAATTCCTTTAATAATTCCACCTTCAATTACAACATTACAACGATTTTCATCAATTGATTTATCTTTCAATAAAACCATATTATTAATTTTAATTGGACGTAAATAATAGTTAATTTTAGGTGATTTTAGACTTTTAAAATAAGTAATAGCGTCGTCATAAGTAAGACCAATTACTCCTTTAGCTGCAGTTTCTCTATCCATAATTCTAATATAATTATATTTGTGTCTTATTTTTAAATCACTTTTTTAATATAATTATATTATTTATTATAAATCTAAACTACAATTTTTACTGATTAGTATACTTTACTTGTGACGCAATTTCCTGCTGTTTTTGGTTAGCTTCTTGTTGTTTAATATAGTCATCATGTTGTTGTTTAATTTGATTTATATCTTGAACGCAACCTTTGACAGCTAAATTGTAATACACTATTGAAGAAATCAATATTGCTGAATATATATACCATAATGCTTCTCCTACATTATCTTTTAATATAACTACATCTAACAGAGCTTGTTTTATACTTTTAGCTGCATCAGGATCTATTCCATTTATTGCCTGAAATTCGGACTTTTTTAATGGATTTAATATATTCCATAAATCTCCAAAATTTTCTATATTTAATTTATTTATTAAAACTGATTTATTACCACATATTTTAACAATTGCTTCAGCAGCAGATGCCAATTCAGGGGTATTTGCTTCCGTATTAACTAACAACTCGGCAAAAATGTCATTCGCTTTACCGGCAACAATAAAATAACCTATTACATCTGAAAATGCACTTTTAAAACCAGGAAAAATAAAAAGTGTTGCAATTAAAACACCAAATATAAATAACCAAGGCACAAATGTATATTTAAACGCAGAAAATGTATTTGCCGGATTAGAACCACATTTAGAATTTAAATAAGCAACATTGATTATAAATTGACTACATAATGTTATTAAAACAAAGATGCCTAAACTAACAGTATAAGAAGAATACCAATTTTGCATTACTCCTGGAACCGTATATGCATCAATTGTTAATGAAGGTTTTGTTATGGGGAAACCGGATGTAGACGGAAATGCAAAATAAACTATTGTTAAAATGGTAAATACAATTAAAGAAATAAATGATATATCCATATAGATAATTGGTATATTTTATTTTTGTTTTTTGAAAGTATTTAGTATGGATAGACCGATTCTAACAGAACCAGGTATTAAATATTTCTTAAATGAAACTTTAAAACAATGTCATCAATTTAGGGAAAAGTATATTAACACTATTTATAATATTGGGTTGTTAGTTATATTCTTAATAAGTTTAGCAATATTATTATTTTATAAATATAAGGGTAAACTAACACCAGAAGAAATTGAAGAAAAAGAAATGGAAAAAAAACGATATATTCTTGAAAAAATTAAAAATTATCAACAAGCTAAAACAGAAACACAACAAAAACTAATTACTGGATTACCAAACTGGGATAACGAATTTGATATTATTTATGACAAAAAGTTAAGAATATAGAATAAATATATAAGTATATTTTATAATGAGTACAAATAATGAAGAAAAAGAAGATATTTTTGCTAAATCTAAATCATCAAATACAGAATTAGAATTAGAAATAGAAGACAATCAAAATCCATTTACTCCTACTCCTACTTCTAATCCAAATTCTGGTAAACCTGTTAGTTATACTAATTCCGACCCGTTTGCTAATGTAGATGATAAAGAAGAAGAAGAAGAAGAAATAGAAATTGTTGTAAAACCAAAGGTTAATGCTAAACCTAAATCCAAACCAAAAGAAAAAAAGGAAGATATAGCACCAATAACAAATGATAAATCTTTATCAGTTCCAGAAGCAATAAACGAATTTTACGCTCTTAAGAGCAAATATGAAACTATTAATTTTAATAAATATATTAAACCTATATTAAAATCCACCGGTTCAAAAAGAGAAAAGAAATCAGATTATTCTAAACTACCAAAATTTCCTTGCATTAATTGTAAAAGAAATGTTAATTCTATATTTAAAGTTAGTTATGATACTAATTCTGATGATGGTATAAGAAAATATGTAGCCAAATGTGGTGATGTACAAGTTCCGTGTCCATTAAATATTGAAATACATCAGTCAGTAACCTATAATGCCAAAGAAAAAATAGATAAATATACTAAAAAAATAGAAGACATTAAATTTGATATTATAAAACAAAAAAATAATGCGTTATTTTTTAAAAATCCAGAATCCATCTTACAAAAGTTCGAAGAACTAACAAATAATCTTAAGGAAGAAGCTGAGTTTTTTGGTTCCATAGTTGAAGAAAATTTACTGAAAACTGAAAATCCAGCTCGCACTAAAATTTTAAACGAAACTTTAGTAGAATTTAATCAAGGTTTATTACTACCATTTAAAGATATGATTCAAGAATTTAAACGCACTAGTGATGAAACCATTATTAATAATGCAATCATTTTTTATAAAAATGAAATGTTACCTAAATTAAAAGAAATACAAGAACTAAAATATGAAATTAATTATATTGAATACATAGAACAAGATGCAACATATCACTTAATTCAACTTAAAAATAGTTTCGACAAAGGGGAATTTAATTTTAATAATGGAACTAAAGTCGTTAATTTTGTAAGGGGTTTAAAAGGTAAAACAACAAATTTACCAGATGCCAGTCGTTCTAAAACCTTAAAAATTAAACCTAGTCTTATTAAATCTTTAGATTCCAGTAAAACAAGAAAAAATAGGAGTACTGAATCAGAAGAAGAGTTAGACAAAGAAGACGAAGAAGAAGAAAATGGTTATGATTTCTAGTTTATTTTCTAAATATATTATAAATGATTTCTAAATATGTTTCATTGCCAGTATTTTTAGTTAGTTTTGCTGTTGGATTATTCTGTGTTTATACTCTTGGACCAGATTTTAAAACTATTTATGTGTATCCAAATCCTGATAATTGGGATAAATATTTATTTAAAGATAATTCAGGTCAGTGTTTTGAAATAAAACCAACAGAAACAGAATGTGGTATTTTACCAAAGTCTTATCCGTTTCAAAACTAACAAACCAAATGCATTAATTAATAATTTTTAATACATTTTAATATTAATATATATTAATATGCATTTAGAAAAATTTGTTAATAGTAGTACTGGTAAATATTTGATGTCTATAATTCTCGGAATCGGATTAGCCACTTTTTTTAGGGCTGCTTGTAAAGGAAGCAAATGTAAATTAGTTAAAGCACCACAATTTGCAGAAATTGATGAAGAAATTTATCGCTACGGTGATAAATGCTATAAATTAGAAAAAACTGCCACTAAATGTGATAAAACAAAAAAAATTTTACACCCTTGAAGATTTAAAATGGAACCTTTTTATATTTTAGAAAAATAACTTAAATAAAACTTTACAATGTAAAGTAAGTATAGTTTAATAGTATCTAATACTTCCATTGAGGATGTTTCTAATCGCTTCTATAAAGAAACGGAGATGTTAAAAACTATTTACTCATTTCTAATAAATGAGTAGCAAATATCATAAGTTCCCTGTTTGTCTTACAATTCCTTAGGGAGTAAGAATTTCCAAACAAGATTGAAGGAACTGATATTTGAAACGCATAAATGCTCACGATACCCGAAAGGAGATAAGTGTAGCAAGTTGTGAAATTCAACATTACACCCAGTGCGGTTTTAAATCTTCAAGGGTGTAAAATCTACTTAAAGATAAACTAACAAAATAATTTGCGTAGAAAATATATTTACACAATATTTAGTAAATATAAATGGCAGAACTTAACACAACAAGTATAAATGACCTTCCTACTGATCCAACAGGTGGAGGTAGTGTTGGAGGTAATGTTTCAATGATGGTACAAGAATTACCCACGACGCAGCAACAGCAACAACAACAAAATCAAATGTCTTTAGATCAATCCACTATTAGTCAAATTGTAAATGGTTTACAACAAGCAAGTTTATATGGAGCTACATCTCTTCCAAGTAGAGATATACCTATGACGACAGATAATATTATGAAAGACGAACAGGTGCAACCAAATTATATTCCACCTCCAGCAATAAAAGATTATATACACGAAACGGATGATGATATTAATAATTATTTAAGAAAAGAACGTATGGATAATTCTTTAGATGTGTTTTATGACGAATTTCAAACGCCACTTTTATTAGCCGTTTTGTATTTTATTTTTCAATTACCAATATTTAAAAAGGTATTATATCAATATTTACCATTTTTGTTTTTTAAAGATGGAAATTATAACATAAATGGATTAATATTTGCGAGCGGATTATATGCCGCTATTTATTATTCTGTATCTAAATCAGTTAAACATTTTAGTAGATTTTAAACAATTATACATTAACATTATTATCTAACATTATTATAACAAATAATGTTAAACATACTTTCCGAAATTTCTGAAACACAAGCAGATTTAATCAAATCTTTTGCCATATTTTATCTGTTGTTAGTTGGTAATTATATAGGTAATAGTATTTTTACTTGTTATCAAGAAAATTTAATTAAAACTCATAAGGGATTACAACTTATTTTTGCCTTTTTCTTATTCTATTTTTTAGTTACGCTTGTATCCGATACTGGTAACTTAGAATATATACCTCCTATTGAAAAATTGGTTTATTCTCTTGTTTATTTCACTTTATTTTTAATTGTAATGCGTTTAGATATTAGAATCTCCGGATTAACTCTTATATTAATATTTGTTATTTATTTTTTAGAATTAAACAAAGATTTTTATTTAGATAGAGGAAAAAATATAGATAATCCTTTAGAGCAAGAAATATATAATAAAAATAGTTATTGGATTACATTTGATTGGCCAGTTAAAATACGAATTAAACGCGTTTCTCCAAACGATTTTAAACTTATTAATCAAATTGAAACATTTATTTATTATGTTATTTTATTTTTGTTAGTTGTTGGATTTATAGCATATGGTGGTGAAATTAAAGAAACTCTTAAACTTAAAAGAGGAATTACTTGGTTTGATGTTATTGCTGACACACAAATATGTAAAATGAACATTCAACGTAAAACATTTTTACATTATTTTAAAACTGGATTAGGAATTAAAATATAACAAATCTCTTTTTAATAGTTTTTGATTTTCTTTTTTTTGCACGTAAATTGCGTCTTGTTTTTTTAGTTGTTAGTTTATCTGTCGGTCTATAACGCAAAAACCATTCTTCATATTCTTTATCATTTGGTTTATCTTTTAATTCAGCATATTTTTTCGCCTTTTCTGCCCTCATCTCTTCTACTGTTTCTTGATGTCCTATGCATTCTAAACTAAATCTTTTTAATAATCCTTTTTGAGCCAATCTATTTTTTTCCTGAACTTCAAATAAATAGTTTGACATACATAATATACGTTCCTTATCATAATAAGGTCTATCTGCATATAAAAATGCTAAATAAAATGATAACATTGTATCAATTGTTGCAATTTTGATTTCGTAACCGTGTTCTTTAACAATATTGTAACTATGACAAGCTAATGGTTCATAAATAAACGCAACAGTATCTTGTCCAACTTTTATTTCATAATGTGACGCTATAATTTCACCGACACCTGGTCTTTTAATTATCTTTATATCTTTAATACCAATATCAGATAATCTTTCTTTTACAATTTCTGCAGTTATAAGTGGTTCTTCAGTTAATACATCAAAATCTGGTATTTTTTGCAATTTTTTTTGTAGATTTTTTGGCATATATTGTGAATATAATGATAGAGCGTATCCGCCAAAAAATACCGTACCTTGATCTATTAATGTTTTTTGTATGTTTTCATATATTTTATCTGTTAAAGCCTCATTTGAATTAGACATTGCACGTTGAAAATCAACCTTAAAACAATTTGAGTCATCTAATGGAAAGTTCTTATTTAAAAGAGTTAAACGTTTTAAAACCTTTTCCCAGCGTGATACGTCACCAGCAGGTCTAGACAATTCTAAATACATTCCCATTCTTAATAAATTGGGAGGTGCATAAAGTATTCCGCCAACTCGCACTGCATCCTTTTTTACTGCGTTAAATAATTCTTTAGGAATATAAGTAATATCCGCTATAGGTATAAAATTAACAAATACTTTATATGTTCCGTGATGTTGACCTGATTTTGCTTCAACTTCAATAAAACCTTCTTTTATATATTTATCAACTAACTCTTTGGCATCATTTAATGCATTCGGAGTATAAAAATCATAATCGGGTATTTCTATATCCTTATTATAAAATTGGTCTCTTTTTGGTAATAAAGAATTAATAGCTGTTCCACCATATGCTACAACTCCTTTTAAACGCATAAAATTCTCTAAAATACTTATTATTTTTTTGATTTCAGGTGAATTAACAATTTTTTCTCCTTGAATTTCTTCGGCTTTATCTACTGCTTGACGAAGAATAGCTAATTCACAATCATTAAATGTTAGTCCATTACATATACTTTTATCTTTTTTCATATTATATTATATTATATTATATCAATATAAAATTATGTGTAAAGGATAAATATACAACAATTCAATTGAAGAATTTTTTAGTCAGTTAAAACATTATATTAAGAAAGAAAGTCCTAATACTTATGAGGATATTTATAATGTAATTTCTAATATTTTAGAGAAGAAAATTACAAAGAAACATTTAACAAACTACTTGAAACATAGTTATAAAATATATAAATCATAACTGAGTTTTGTCTCATTTTTCTTTTTGGTCGGTGTAATATTATATTTTTATATTATTTTAAATGTCAAATTTATAAAAATCAGATTGAACTGTTCTGGTTGCATAAGATAATTCTGGATTTTGTGGTGCTGGTAATTCTATTTGAACCGGTTTATAACGTAGATTTTCTGGTTTTAAAACAAACGCACAATTTGCCTCATCAAAGAATATATCATTTTCTTCAATATTTTGATCAATTTCTTGATAACGCATTGCTAACATTTGACACCCCATTTCTCGCATCACAACTGAACTTGGATTAGATGGATTTGCACCTTTATCCGGCATTCCAATTGTCATATTTAATTTATTATATTCTATTAACTCATTCATATCTGGTGTATAAGCAATATCATAGTAATGTAATGCACGCATAAATACTGAATTACTTGTCATATTAACGTATTCATAGAATTCTTGAGATTCCATAAAGGAGTCGTTATTTTTGTCAACAACAATTATAATTTTACCCATTAATTCTGGTAATTTAACGTCACCTAAATTTTTACCGTGATATTCATAACTATATTCTTTTCCTAAAAGTATTGAACTATATGATTCTAAAATTTTTGCCAAATTTTTATACATACTTTGGTTTGAACTCTTAAAACGTAAATGAAGAATAATAGGATCTCTAGGATTTGGTGCAGTAGATTGTGCGAATGCATAATTATTTAGTATTTGCATTATATCCGCAAATTTGATGTAATTAAATGTTTCCTTAATAAAATAACTATCACCAACGGAAGTAGCAACTGCAGGAATATTATCTTCAACAGAAAATATTTCGAAATCTAGGCCTCTTACACCTTGTTTTAAAATATTAGTTAAAATGCACGTATCAACATAGTCATTTTTATAACTTCCGCCGCTACAAGCATTATAAGCACTTTTAATATAATAATCTTTTAGGGTATATTGGAAATTCGGTACGTTTGGTCTAATAGACATAATTTTTCCGTTTAAATCTCCGTATAATTCCGTCATATTATTACATTCATTTTTTTGTAAATTTCTGTAATATATTACATAATAAATTGTAACTGCTAATACAACTAAAATTAAAATACTTATGATAAATGTAGAAGACATTGTTTTCATTTGTAAAAGTGTTTGATTTATTTCAGACATATCTATAATATATAAATAAATTTTTATTTTTTATTTATATATTGTTTTAATAATTTAAAAGTTAAAAAAATAATACAATGTATATATAACTATGGCAGGTGGATTATTAAATCTTGTTTCAAAAGGACAACAAAACATTATTCTAAATGGAAATCCAACTAAATCTTTTTTTAAATCAACATATCATCAATATACTAACTTCGGTAAACAACAATTTCGTGTTGATTTTGAAGGAGCAAAAACACTCCGATTATCAGAAGAATCCACATTCACATTTAAAATACCTCGCTATGCTGATCTTCTTATGGATTGTTATTTATCTGTCGCTTTACCAAATATTTGGAGTCCCATTTTACCTCCACAGCAAATTACACCAGATACGACAGCTCAAGGATTAGGAAACATAGAACAATGGGCTCCATATGAATTTAAATGGATAGAAAATATTGGAGCAAAGATGATTTCAAAAATATCTATAACTTGTGGCAATTATACCCTTCAAGAATATTCTGGTGACTATTTATTAGCAGCTATGCAACGTGATTTTACTAATACAAAGAAAGATTTATTTAATTCAATGATTGGACAAGTACCTGAACTAACAGACCCAGGAAATGCAAATGGTCGTGTTAATTCTTATCCAAATGCGTATTATACGCCGGATTTAGCTGGTCCAGAGCCATCAATTAATGGACGTATTTTATATATTCCATTAAATAACTGGTTTTCATTAAAGTCGCAAATGGCATTTCCTCTTGTTTCATTACAATATAATGAATTACATATAAATATTACTTTAAGACCAATAAATCAACTTTTCGTTATTCGTGATGTATTTGATGCGACCAACAATTATCCATATATTGCTCCAAACTTCAATCAATGGTATCAACAATTTTATCGTTTTCTTCAACCCCCACCTGATGTATGTTTAGGAATTGATTCTTACTATGACCAACGTACATTATGGAACGCTGATATACATTTGAATTGTACTTATTGTTTTTTAGCAAATGAGGAGCAATTATTATTTGCGGCATATGAGCAAAAATATTTATTTAAACAGGTAAGAGAACAAGTGTTTATGAATGTAACAGGACCAAATAAAATATCAATTGATTCTTTAGGTATGGTTTCAAGTTGGTTGTTTTATTTTCAACGGAGTGATGCAAATTTACGTAATGAGTGGTCGAATTATACAAATTGGCCGTATAATTATGTGCCAATAAATGTTACACAAGCGCCAACATATGGTACTTATTTAATTTATAGAAGTGGTCCAAGCGGATTAGAGCCAGTACAAATAGGTCCTGGTGTAAATCCAGATGGAACGTTAACTGGTCTGGTTTTAACGCAACCATATAATCCGCAAAATCAAAAACATATATTGGTTGCATTAGGAATATTATTAGATGGTTCATACAGAGAAAATATACAGCCCGCAGGTGTATATGATTTTATAGAAAAATATGTTAGAACAACTGGTAATGCTCCAACGGGATTATATTGTTATAATTTTTGTTTGCACTCAAATAACGGAGATTTACAGCCATCAGGAGCACAAAATATGAGTATATTTTCACAAATAGAATTAGAATTTACGACAATTATACCGCCTTTAGATCCATTGGCACAAAGTTTAACAATATGTGATCCGGAAACGGGAACAATAATTGGAGTAAATAAACCGACGTGGCGTATTTATGATTATAATTTTAATTTGCATTTATTTGAAGAAAGAATAAATGTCGTTCATTTTGTGGGAGGAAATGTAGGTATGATGTATGCAACGTAAACGGTCTTTCTTTGTTATCCTCCAAAACGCGGCTTTATATTATTAATATATTATTAATATATTAATAATATAAAGATATAAAGGTATTAGTATTTTATATAATATGTCTTTAAATACAAAAGATTTTTTACTTAATTCTTTAATCTTAAGTAACTCAGAAGATCTTTCCATAGTAAGAAATGGTAAATTATGGAGACATGTGGCCGGTTTTAGAAAATGTGGATGCATTTTTGCTATATATAAAGATGAATTTAATTATTGTGTTCATTCTGACTATGAATGGAAAGAAAATGAAGAACCAAATATGGGTTATTTTGACATTAATTTGTCATATGATGAATTAATTACTGAGGTTGCAAATAGATATGATAATATTCGAACTAACCCATATTAGTTGGTATATTTCCTGGTAATGGAGTCGTCTCATAAAATAATCCTGTCATTGATAATTGCACTGGATAAGCTGGTTTAATAGATTTCTCAAAATCAGATAAAGGATATATATGGTCTTGTCTTTTATTATACAAAGCTAAACCTTGATTAAAATCCTTTTCCCATTTATCTTTCCCTAAATATGGTCTTCCAACTTCTGTATTATAGGAACCAGGATAAGCTTCATCTGCATCATTTGTTAGTCCAGTCGTTAAAGGACTATAAGTTAAATTGGGCCCTAATTTACCGCTAGCTTCCGACATTTGTGCGTTTAAATTATAAATAGTATTTGGAAAAGGTGTTGTTCTGGGTTTGCAACCGGTACAATCTAAATCTGTTAAACATTGTTCTCCTGTTTTAAGACATTTACCATTTGGACCACAAAAATTGGAGCAACTAATAGGGTCATTAATAGGTAAATTAACTGTGTGACTATATTTTTCGGAACTATAAGGGACATTATACATTGAATCAAAAGAATCTCGTTTTAAACAGCTACAGTTATAAACAATATTATTTGCCATTTCAAAAATGATATAAACTAACAAAATGGAAAAAATAGCATAAATTATTATATACGGTTCCATATATAATAATAACAAATTTATTATTTATTATTTATTTGTTAGTTTAGATAAAAATTATAATCTATAAATAATATAGTTAAATATAAATGTCAGAAACAGAATTAGATAAAGAAGAAGAGGGAAACCCAAATTGGGCAAACTTCGCTATTGGCACATCTATTATAATTGGATTTATTTTAATTATTATGATAATTGGTTCCTTATTATTATACACCGTTAAATTAGGCGCATCAAATGTATTACCAACAACTATTACATCAGAATCAATATCTGGTTCAAATGTTAAAAAAGTCGACGCAAACATATTAAGGGAATTTTCTTATCACGGACTAAACATTTTTAATCCATTAAAAACCACTTCACAAAAGTTAGTTTTTAATAATATAAACTCAACTTTTAAGGGAATATCTGAATTTAGTGGAGGCGGATTTTTTGGCACATTAATTGATAAAATGTTATCCTATAATAATTTACTCCTAAATAGTGTTGGTAATATACTAAATGGCTGGAATGAAACAATACTTATTTTATTATCGGGAATGATTTATCCATTTATTGTTAGTTTATATTTCATTTTTAATTGGTTCTTCTTATTCGTTGATCAATTTATAGAATTTGCTGAATTATTAACTAACACTTTTTGGATACCAAATATCTTTAGCTATCTTATAGAAGTATTATTTTGCTTACCATTAATTGTAATATTTTCTATAATCGCATCAGTAGTATCTATATTTACAGTTATTTATAGTTTGTTAGTTGTACCATTTGGTTATTCAACCTATAATATTCAAGGAGATACAAGAAATAATAGTTTTAAGCGTTTCTTTACAGATTTATTTAAATATAAAACAACATTTATGTCTGTTTTCTTTTTATTAGCAATGTTAGCAAATGCACAAGTTAATTTAGGTTTAATATATACGGCATTATTTGCTTTTTGTTGTGCAATATTTATTTTTTCATTTGATACTTTAAAATCTTTTATAAATTTAGATGATAATAGTCAAACTCCTGGACTCTTATCACAAGGTGCATCAGTTTTCCTTTTTGGAGGTAAAAAAATACGAGTAACTTAATAATTAATATATTATATAATTTATATTATATATTAAATACAATAATACATATTTTATTTAATGAATAACAATTTACCATTTGTTAGTGTATGTACTCCAACATTTAATCGACGACCTTTTATTCCATTTGCCATCAAATGTTTTAATAATTTTATTTATCCAAAAGATCGTATTGAATGGATAATTGTAGATGATGGAACTGACCCTATTTTAGACCTAGTATCTAATGTACCTCAAATAAAATACATTTACGTTAAAGATAAAATGCCATTAGGTAAAAAACGTAATTATATGCATAATAAATGTAAAGGGGATATTATTGTTTATATGGATGACGATGATTATTATCCACCAGATAGAATAATGCATTCAGTTCAAACACTTTTAAATAATCCATCTTATCTTATTGCCGGTTCATCTGCAATGTTAATATATTATGATTCTTTAAATAAAATATATTGTTGTGGACCTTATAAGGAAAATCACGCAACAGCAGCAACATTTGCGTTTAAAAAAGAATTATTATTGGAAACAAAATATGACGAAAAAGATACGATGATGGAAGAAAAAAGATTTTTAAAAGATTATACAATACCGTTAATACAATTGGATCCATTAAAATCAATATTAGTATTTTCACATAAGCATAATTCATTAAATAAGGAAAAATTATTGGAAAATCCAGTTCAATTTAAAATGAAACTAACAAATTATAAGGTTGAAGATTTTATTTTAGATACAGAATTATTACAATTTTATAAATATGATATGAATAATTTGTTAGTTAGTTATGAACCAGGAAGACCAGAAAATAAGCCAGAAGTATTGGCTGATATTAAAAGAATAGAAGAATCCAGAGAAAAAAAAATAAAGGAGTTAACGGAAAAACAGAAGATTTTGGATAGTTTTAAAAGTTTATATAATGATGCCAATACGTTAACAAATGATTGTAATGAATTAAAAAAGACGTATGAAAAGAAACTTGAAGAAAAAAATCTCTTAATAAATGAACTACTTAAGAAAATAAAATTACTAACAGAAGAAAATAATCAGCTTAAAAATAAATAAGCTTAAAAATAAATAAACGTAAAAATAAATAAACGTAAAAATAAATAAATTATAAAACAACTTAAAGATAATAATACTAATAATATATAAATTAAAAATGTACGAAGACGACCGTTTTAATCCTGCCTACAATGATGATATTAATGAGTTAGATGAATTAGATAAACAAAAGACAGCCAATAAATTAGAAAAAAATGCTGACCTTAATTTTGCACATTGTAGAAAGGAGCTTAAAAAGGAAATTACGAAGAAAAATGGGGAAACAGTTGTTGTTAAAAAATCAGTATATTATGATTTATATGGCAGTCTTGGATTTGGACATAAGATTAGACACGCTATTACCGGATTTAAGACAAATCATTTAGTTGGTTCTTCAGATGAGGACTTATATTTTGTTGTAAGTGATGCAAGAGGGTTAACTGGAACTCAAACGCAATTAACATTATATTTTGATTCACCTGAGCAATATGAGAAACATTGTTATGTAACTGTTCCAAATACCATAAAGAATAGTTGGTGTGAA